ATTGCTTTGAAAAGGGTCGGCTAGAGTATTCTCTGCCTATCCGTTTTCATTAATATTGGACTGTCGCTATTATTTCGCCAATTCCAAAAGGTTCTAAAACTCCTTCGTCTGTGTCGATGGAGTTTATTGTTGTTTGTATAGTAGTAGTTGTTACACCTAATCCATTAGTATAAGTTATTGGATTGTTGTCTTCAATTACTGTTTCCACATCTTCAAGTAGCATTTCTAAGGCGTCTACTGCATCTTCTTCATTTACATAACATCTAAATGTTAAAGTAAGAAATCTGAATTTTTCGCCTGCTCCTAGATATTCCCTAGTTTCACTACCTGAATTTACATGAACTGCTGGAAACTCTGTTACTTCATCCCAGAATAAAAGTCTGGGTGCGGTACTTGCTACTACAGTTCTAAATTTTCCTGTTCCGTCTACTTCGTCTAATTTTTCTACAAAGGCGTTTACAATGGCACTTCTTCTTGTCGTATACTCTCTACTTGCCATTAAACTCTCCTTGTTTTAATAAATCTTTTTCCCATTATTTTTTGAGCAATTTCTCGTATTGTATTTCCTATCAATCGTCTAGGATCTCTTGCTGTACTACCCATTGCTCCTCCTGGTTCAAATGTTTGATAAGGATTTAATTGATATGTATATTCTATCTCAACACCACCTTGTGGTCCAACCAATGCATTTGTTGCTCGTGCAGATTGTCTAAATCGTCCTGTTCTATTAACTAAAGCTGGACTACCCATTTGCTCTAGTAATTCTTGTGGTAGCTGAGCATTTATTAATTCTTTTAATGCAAGAGGATTTAAACTCTGAGGTTTAGTAGTTACAGCAACTTTACTTGCTGCTCTTGCTTTTCTACCTTTTTTTGTTGTTGGTCTTCCAACTTTTTTCCCTGTTACATTAACAGGTTTTGTAGTAGCTTTTTTATTTACTTTTACTCCGCCATGAGCCAATACTGTAAATTGCGGATTCTTTTTTAAAAAAGCATTAAAACTTTTTTCCATTTGTCGAATGGTTGCATTTTTTGCTCTAGTCTTACCTTTGGGGCTTGACTCATATTCTAACTTAGTAATATCTCCTCGACTGAATCTTTTTAGAAATGCTTTCTTTTGAGTTTCTAAAAACGTTTTCTTAATTCCTTTGAGTTCACCTGTTATAACACTTCTAGACTTTGAATCATATAAACTTGCAAATCTATCATCTTGAATTTTAAAAGCGGTTTCTATTACAAATTCGTCACTAAAACTTACTGTGTCTCCCTGTTCGTGTTCATTAATCCTCATTTTTATTCGAAGATCATTATAAATAAAATCTCTTAAATTACCAACACCCCATTCTTTTATATTCTGTAAATTATCTAAAGGGGCATTATTTCCTTTAAATGTTTCCATTAGTCCTACTTCGCCATCAATACTATTTGCTTTATTAAGAACACTCTCACCAATCCCTAAAGCTCCAAGAGTTGATTTTGAATTGCCTGCTTCTCCATGAGCAAATGCTAATCCACTTTTGGCAACTACATCTTTTACACCTGAACCTTCTTTTGCAACTAAATAGTCTTTCATTTTTGATCGAGCACTTGTTAATATACGAGTAATACTATTACCGTTATCTGCAACAATTAGGTCTTCAGTAGCATGAAATATCTTTCCTTCATTACTCTTTTTACTTCCCGGTCCTGCTAATACTCGTTTTGGATATTGGAACTCTCCAAATCTATCGGGTCCAATAGGAGTTATTCTTTTTCCTTTTGCTTTTGCAACTTCTCTATGAAAAATATTTACAGCTCTAGTAATTCTATTTTTTGATAAATCGATAAGAGGTTGACCTTTCTTTGCTAAATCTTTATTTACTTCAGATATGCCTCTTTCAATTCCTGCTCTTGTCCATCCTTTATCAAGCTTACAACTATGAACTTGCTTTGCCATAGTGTCTTGTCTAAAAGTTTGTTCCTTAATATTAAAGGCTTCTTCTTGAAGTAAAGACTCCCAATATTTAATAGCCACTAGATTATTACTCTATATAAATCAAGTACCCTCTTTATATGATCTGGAAAGTCTGTGTTATCTCGTACTCCAGATGTTCCTTGATTCTGCAATGTTGCTCCTGCTATTGTTCTTCGTTCTTTATGTTCGTCTTTTAAGTAGTATGTTACTAAGTCAAAGAGTGCTAATTTGAGATCACTTGGAGTGGCGCTAAAGCCTGCTCGGTAAGCAATCTGCACGCTTCCTAATCCTTGTGGAAATGCTTTCTTTGCTCCACTCTTTGTAGTTCTTACTATTGCATCTGCTGCTGTATCTACATAATATTCGTAGTCAGTCGTTGTTAAAGTATCATATGAAGAATCATATGTACTTCTTTCTTTTACGGAAGTCACACTTACAAGTGGACTTTCACTGACGATTATAGTACTGGTAAAGTTGTCGGAAACTGAAAAAGTCTCGGTTTTATCACTACTATAATAATCAACAAATGAAGTACCGCAATACTTCTTGGCAAGATTACTAACTTGGGGTACAATAATATCAAGACGTGAGTCCTCTTTTGAGTTGACAATGCCTTCTGCGTTCTTATACTCTTGTACTGTTATTAAATCTGCCATAATTATTAAAAGTGTGGGGCAATTAAGGCTGCCCCACGAATCCTGTCTAAGCCAATATTAGCTAGCTTTGTACATGTGTCCCCACTTAGAAGTAACGCCATCGATTAGATCGATAAAGCCAATTCTTTGTGAAGCAACTAGTACTCTACGCTGGTTAATTACTTCGTAATCAGACTCAACGGTTACACCTCTAAGTCTTGGTAATACGTAGTTTCTAGGGTTAACAGCGATAGCTGCGAATTTAGATACTGCTGGAGTAGCGAACTCGTCACATAATAGTACTCTTGAACCGAATACTTGACCAATTTCACCACTTAGTTTAGTAGCCATATCGCCTACTAAGTTAGCATCTTGGAATTCAGTGTCTTCTAGTAGCTCATAGTATGTTCTTTGTGAAACAATGTATACTACGTCTGCTGGGTTAACACCATATTTGCCCATGTTTTTTCTCATTGAAAGAAGTTCTAAAGATGAGACTGTATCAGTTGCGAAAGCAGTAGATGACTGTGTAAAATCACTGTCATTTCTTGCTAAGTGTAGCAAACCTTCGAAAGAAGCTCCACTAGTACCGAATACGCCGTCAGCATCATCACCAGCTAAGATTGAGTTTTCAATTGATCTAGCGTGTGATCTTACCATAGACTCTCTAATTAAAGGAAGAATTGGTAAAATTGCATCTTCTTCTGTCTCATTTCCTAAGAATGATTGAGAAATAAGTTTCTTAGTTGAAAGAGTTCTTTCTGACATGGTAACCCCTGCGTCGTCACCATAAGTAGCAGACCTCATATCGAGGTTATCATTTGAAACAGCGGAACCTGAAGCGAATTCAGCATAACCACTATCTGGCAAGATTGGGATAATCATATTAGCAGAAGTCATTGGGATTTCTCTAAATAGAGGAGCCAAGACTAATTCATTTTCGATATCTCTTTCGATGTTTGTTGAAACAACTTGCTCAAAATCAGCTGATGAAACAGCAACACCTGAATGAGTGTTAACTTTTTCCATCAAAGATTTTGCCATTGGAGTATTCCATCCTTGTCCGGTAGCTAGACCTGCAAATTTAGCATCTGTAATGTCTTGCTCGAAGGATTTTTTCCAATCACCGTTGTTACCTTGTCTGTCAGAGAAATGTCTTTTAGACTCACGAATGTTCATGATTTCTTCGGACTTCTCTGCAAGTTGTGCTTCAAGTGATTTAACGACACCTTCTAAATTAGAATAGTCTTCTTTCACTCTTGACTCAACGTCAGACATTAATTTTTCAGCACCTGTTAATCCAGCTTGGATCACAGTTTTTTGCTCTTCCTGTTTTGCTTCCTCGGAGGCTTTTTGAACTTCAGCTTCGTCAGATGCTTTTTGAGCAGCTTCTTCTGCAGCCTTCTGTTCAGCAGCTTTAAGTTCGGCTTGTTTCATTGCATACTGAGCAACTGCTTTTTCAGCAGCTTCTGTAGCATATGATTCAAGATTGAACTCTGGGTTGCTTTCAGGAGATTTATTTTCTTTTGACATATTTGTCTCCATTTCCTTGGCTTTCGCCGTACTTGGCTGCTCAATTTCAACAGCGTCTGCTGAATCTTTTAAGTTAGCCTTATAAAAAGTTTGCTTATACTCATTGTATTCGTCCATAGAATCAAATGACTTGCTTAATCCAAAGGTTGCCCCTTGGTTGCATGGCACTGATACTACAGAAACTTCAAAAAGCTCTGCGTCCTTTATCTTATATCCATCGGTTTCGGTCATATAATCAGCGTCCTTGACTTTGAAACCAACAGAAAAAGCCCCAAGGACACCGTCTTTAATAAGTTGTGTTACATTATCACCTGCACCTTTTGAAATCTTTGCAGAAATCTCCAGTCCATTGTCTGTAACTTTTAAATCTTTTGCACGACCTATTGGTTTGTCGTAATTATGATTGAACAAAATAATTGGATTACCTTTATAGTTTTCCAATCCACCTTTTGCCCAAGCATCTGATTCGATTATGTCGCCTGCTCTATCAAGAGCGTTAGTGCTAGCAGATCCTTTAATATCAACTCCACCGTCATCGGTTTCGCCTAATGTTTTAAAAGTGCTAGTCCAGTGATAAATTTTATTTGACATCTTTCTTCTCCGCTTTCTTAGCAGGCGCTTTCGGTTTTGCTTTTGGAGCGGGAGCAGGAGCGGGAGCTTCTACTACAGCGACTGGATGTCTTTTCTTCATAGCATTTAGAACTCTGCTCCAAGATCCAAATGCTCTTCTGAGCAAGTAATCTTTAACAGGTACATCATTACCATGACTTTTATAAGTTCGTAAATCCATCTTTTCGACTCCTTGTTCTACAAACCAGTCGGATAATGCTTTAGCCATCATATCTTTTGTCATTTGTTTATTCCTCTTCGCTTGGGGCAGCCTCTTGAGGTCTACCTCCTTCTTCGGGGTTTGTTGCTGAGCCTGCAATATTTGCTGGTACTCTAGGTTCATCAAATCCATCAACTGGATCTTTACCTAAAGCTTCTCTTGCTTCGTTCGGGGACATAATCCCTGTATTTACAAGAGTAGCATAATATGCTGCTTGGTCTCTTAGTTCTGGTTGTAAAGCAGGTATTCCTGTTACATCCTCAGCTACTTCAAAACCAAAGTAACGCTCTAGCGCATACCCTAATTTTCTTACGATTGGTAAAATTGTTTCTAAATAATAAAGCCTATGATTAGGTCTTATATTTGCATTATTACCGCCATCTAGTAAAATGGGTGGTATTCCCACTGCTTCTAGTATAATTCTTTCATTTGACTTGATACCTTCTTGGAAATCTAAGTCTTTGAAGTTTACTTCTGTTAAGTTCTCAACCTCTAGTCCACCATCTAAAAATAGAGGGCGACGACCGCCAGATTGTGGGTTATACCTTGCAACCCATGCCTGTAACATTCTTTCTTTTATCTTCTCTGAAAGTGTGTTTGGTGATTTGAGTACCAATCCTGGCACTGCTCCATTTTTGAAGAAGTTGTCCTGGAAGTTTCTCATGCTTAATAATAACTGCATAGTTCTAAATGCAGGCTTGAGTCTAGGTACTCCTCTATAAATAGAGTTAAAACTGTTTTCTTTAATATGTATAATCTCGTTTGGACTATAATCTATACTGTTTTCATATGTGTACTTTGAAATAAAAGTTGCGGAATCTGTTTCTATTCTTACTTTATCTGCTGGTAAGTGATAGAGATGAGCTCCGTCAAAATAGATAAAGATGTTTCCATCTATCATTAAGTCAATAATTAAGTTTCTTTTAAATGAGTTAATATCCTGAAAAGGATTTGGCTCTCTATTAATTAAAAGATCTACTTTTGATCTTCGAATATTTTTTACAATATTGCTTACTCCTGGAGTCTGATTTCCAAGAGTGTACGGTATGTCTGCAACATCGTCAACAATCATGTTAACGGCTCTATTTACTATTTCTAGTTGTTCATACGCATTTTTATAATTAGTAACAACTTCACGAGAATCTACAGTTAGACCTTCATTTCTAGAAATAACATATTGGGCAGGGTTGAGTTTATCCTCAGTTTCGGGAGTTCTACCTAATAGTCTATCGTACCATGCCATGTTGTTTTTCTCTCTGAATCTCGACCCATTTATTTTGTTTCTCTGCAGTAATCAATTTGGGTCGTTTACCATAAATCGAATGTAGTCTAAGATGATGCTTGTGACAGAGAGTTACCGTATAATCGTACACCTTGTCGTAATTATCATCAATAAAGGATTCCCGAAGTGCTAGTATGTCTTGTTCCTTCTCTATAGTAATCTTTTTCTGTTTTAACCAAGTTTCTAGTAGTTCGGTCAATCCGTAATAATGATGAAAGTCTAGATGATCTGTGTCGCCACAGATATAACAATTATTTGATTTCTTATATTTTGATTTAGCTTTGTCTCTGACATATTTAACTAAATCTCTTTTTAATTTCATATTTCTACTCTTAATTAGAATTATACCAAAAACTTACATCAAATGTCAAGAACTGTTTTTAACAGGTCTTATTAGAATGTAGTGATATTGGTTTCAAATGAATAGAGTGCGTATCGTAAAGCATCAGCCATATGAGATGCCATGTCATGTTTTGGCTTTTCTCTCATTAAATTAGGATTTGGATCCCACTGATACTGATCTAAACACATTTGAGCTTCTTTGCATTTCTGATCGACCATAAGCCCATCGTTATCGACTATGCCCGCTACATGCCCTATTCCGTCTAGTACTGATTTTTTCGCATTGATAGTACTAATATCATAATTTTGTGCAAAATCGTATCTTGTCTGTTGAGCAGCTGAATCAATGTAGATATAATCTATATCCCATTTCTCTATTAGTTTTCGTATTTCGGCTGCATGTTGTTCTGTTGTTCTTTCTGAGTTATAGTATTCATCTACTAAGTGATAAGTTGAAGTATCCCAGTCATATGCTATAACACATAATGCTGTTGGGTCTTTATAGCCAACATCAAGTCCTGCAAATACATCTAAATCTCTTATATCGAGTTCTGAGAAATCACCAGTGCATTTTTCATGATTAAATTTCCATATCTGTCCTTCAAATACATTGAAGTCTGCCATGTATTCTTGATTAAACTCAGCCTCTGACATTGTCTTTCTTGCTTCTAGAATATCTGCCTCTGATACTCGAGGATTCTCATGATAAGTAGCTTTTATACTACACCACTCTGGAAACTCATCAGTCCAACCTCTGTAGTAAAATTCAGCAAAGTAATTATTTCGACCCCGTGGTGTAGATATAAAAATTGCTTTAGAGTTCTCCTTATCGAGTGTGGGACGTAGTGCTACATTGAAAGCATCTCTGCCGTCTGTAAGTGCGGCTTCGTCGAATATAATTAAATCATAACTTCTACCAACTACTGAGTCTACCTGATTAATAGAACCCATTCGTATAGTAGAACCATTCGATAGTTCAATAACTTTGTCTTTTGCGTTATCTCGTGTTACCTCTAAATCGAAATGCTTAATGAGATTTCTCTGTAAGTCAAATGAAATT